GTCAGTAGGTTTTAGCCAGGGCAGTAGGTTCGGGACTTGCGTCCTTCCTCTGGACACCGGTGGTTACCAAATCACCGGTGCTAGTTACTAGCGTTTCCGCTAGTGTACACAGAGTTGAAGGACCAGGATTACATCCTTGTGGCGTTTCTGCCTTCGTGCAGGCGTCAGGGGGTGACCAACCTACCGGATTCTAGTTCTACAATCCTCTCACGTAGAGAGGACTAGCCCTAGCGGGTAGGCCGGGGCCTGAGCTTAGTTGCCTTAGCTACGCTAAGAAGCAGCAAGAGAATCCTTGAGGACATCCCCTATTTCTAGGGTGAGGCCTTCTCGGATCATCTCAACAGCTCCTGGTTCCTGCCACTCGAAAGCCAGTGGTGAGGTTGCTATCACCGATAAAATGACCGACATTCCCCAGTGTGTGTCTTTCGACGCAGACTGAAGTAATGCCAGGTCACCACTCGGTGCTAGCCCCCAAACTGCTGGTACTAGGCGGTCCCCTCGTCCAAGCTGGACCGACAAGTCCATTATCTCCATTTCAGAGTGCTCTGTTTCCAGAGGCTCTGTCATAAGAGACAGTGAACCTGCCGGGTGGCCAACATCTAAAAGTTCACGAGCGAACCGCATTAAGCGGGGACTCGCAAACTCGAAGGTGGCACCACTAGCCTTCCGATCCGGTGCCGAGAGTACCCATCCGCGAAGGAGGGCCTCAAGGTTACCAGAAAGGGTGGCTATCCACTTGGCGTGAGATTCTCGTGCTTTTCGGATCCTTCGGATCTCGAAATGCCGATAAATCTCCTCAACCAGGCTACCAATCTCATCACATGGTCCGATTAACTCGGTACCTGGTGAGCGTTGCAGCGATGGAAGCCGGGAGAAACCTCCTAAGACACCCTGCAGAGTTCCTAACAGGATCTCAGGAGCAGCACTTAGGAGCCCGCCCCATAGCGCTGGCGTCACCGAGAGCGGTGCGCCTGGTCCGAGTAGGGAAACAAGAACGAATCGCCACTTTCTTACAAGTCCCATGGATGGGACTAAGTAAGTGATCGCAGCGAGAACGGATTGCCCCGAGACTTCCCACCCTCGACTCAAGGCTACATCAATCAGAACTCTTAGTCCTGAAAGACGTGTCCCAGCGAGGATGATGAGAGATCCCGGCATACCAGTGACTTCTTGTCCTTTCCGAAATTGCCGCTTGGCAAATTCGGCGGTTCCCACCCCTACCAGTGATTTGTTATCATTGATAGAGACTGAGAACCACGACATGAGGTCACGGTACTCCTCAGCTACATCATCATCGGCGATGACTATGTCATCACCGAGAAGAACGTAGCCTTGGAACAACCGATCACGCCCCGCCCGCATTGCAGCTATTTGGACCACAACATGGTGAGTCAGCGCAAAGCTGGCCCACGATGAAAGTGTGCCCATAGGCTGCCCTGCGGAGTAGCGATAAGCGGTGCCCTTGTACCAATAGTCGCGAGCTATGAGAAGGGTCAACCATAAGGCGGCAGCCCGATCTCCGATTAGGACGCTCAAGACCATAGCAATAAAGCCTCCTGGGAAACGGTCTGTGGCTGATGACAGATCGAAGCAATAAAGCTTTTGATTAGTCGCAGTCCAGGCCGCAACCCGATCGGCCGCTTTGCCTTGGTCCCAAGTTCCGTCCATAGGGAGCTTTCTGAGAACCTTCATCAGGTAATCATGGAGCCCTTTACAGACGGTTTGGGTCCAGTAGTCAGAAATCGCGAAAACTCTCTTCTTACCACAGGGTTCGTCCTTCACGCCAAGCTTCCCTAAAGAAGCAAAGCGTTGGGGCAGGACCCGTAGCAGGAAAGGGAGTTCCGTGACGACCGACTCTGTGACAAGAGCGAGGGCCTCTACACGGCTAACGAGGGACGGTACACCAAGGAGTTGAGCAAACTCCTTGAACGTAACCCAAAGGTCGCTTCCCTGCAAAGCAAAGGCGTCCCAATGGGCAGCCAATGTTGCATGACCGTTAGGTCCCTGGCGGTTGGATTTTACTCCTTCCACCGGAACCTTCGGCGCAACAAAGGCCCGTACCCCAAGCCACTTAAGGGCCATTCTGACCTCTTTCATCATTCGAGTCCTTTTACTATGGGAGGGATCCCATTTCGAAGGTTCGGTGATGTTGGAGAACTGAATAACCCCCTTATGGTAGACGGTCCTTACAAATCCCAAAAGAGTAAGGGCAGTCCGAATAGCAGCGTTGTTGCCATCCAATATCCCTTTCCGGATTACTCCGGGGAGGATAGCGGGTAGGCCCTTTATCAACCCTATACTGGTTTTCCCTTGCGGGGAACCAGCTAGGTATTGAAGAAGGCAACGTTGACATTCCTTAAGGTACATTCCCAGACCCACCTTACCTCTCGCTCGATGTATCTTAGATACCCGAGCAAAGAACGTAACGGTGGTGTCCAGGAAACCCACGGGCAGCCCCAGAGCGCCTAGGATGAAGCTATACAGCTTCACCCAGGAGTGCTCGAATGCTGCAGACATAGGTCCCTTTGGCATTCTTAAAAATGTATCAGTGAAATTTTTCATTGTTATATTATTTAAGGTGTTAAAGGTGATCTACTCCGTATCACGGCTCAAGACTAGGCAACCAAGGAGCATTGCTGTCGCCAAGAGGCGCGATCATGGGGTCCAACGGGGAGTAGCCGGGACGCTTTCATTAAAGAAACTCACGGTGGTATCCCAATCCAACTCGATCAACACCCAAACATGCTCTTACGAACACGCTTCGGCGTGAGGTCATTAGACCGGGCCCGTGAGACGCCCGCCCCCGGATAGTATCCGAGG